ATCAATAAAGCATTCCTTAAAGAGGATACATATCTTCTAATTGAAGCACATCGCCTTATTGATCCAACAGATGCGACTGAAATGTATAATGATATGTTTGTTAAGAAATATGCTACTGCTCTCATGAAGAAGCAGTGGGGTATGAATCTAATCAAGTATAACAACGTCCAATTACCTGGCGGTGTTACTCTTAATGGTAGAGAAATCTACACAGACGCATTAGCAGAAATTGAGAAAATCGAAAGCGAAGTTCTCAGTAAGTATGCAATTCCACCAATGGATATGATCGGATAAGATGCCTACCAGTCCCTACTTTCCAACTTACTACGCAGGTCACAGTGGCGAGCAAAATCTCGTACAGGATCTTGTGGATGAGCAAATCAAACTGTTTGGTTCAGACATATACTATATCCCTAGAGTAGTTCTACAAGACAGCACTTTGGATGAAGTTAGATTCTCCAAGTATCAGGAGCAGTTTCAAATTGAAATGCTTCTACAAAACGTCATGGGATTTGGTGATAATTCAGAGTTCATCAGTAAATTTGGTTTAAGAATTACAGATGAAATTTTATTCCGTGTCTCTACCAGGCGTTGGGATCAAGAAGTAGCAGAGCATAATCCCAATCTCACTATTGATAGCAGACCAAATGAGGGGGACTTACTATACTTCCCTCTAACAAAAGATATTTACGAAATTAAATTTGTTGGCAAGGAAGAACCATTCTTCCAGTTTGGTAAGATTCAATTCTATGCTATCACTGCTGAAATCTATGAAGTCGGTCAGGACAACTTTGATACAGGAGTTGCTGAGATTGATGATATTGAACAACTCTTCGATCCTGCTATCAAACTATTCATGGATCCTGGTGGCACAGGAGACTTCACGGTAGGCGAGGAAGTTGTTGGAGATGAGTTCTTAGCAAAGGCTACAGCAACCTTAACAGGAGATGCTGTTACTAGTATAACTATTACCGATGGTGGATCGCACTATAAGCAAGGTACTCCACCATCAGTCACTATTACAGGAGGTGGAGGAAGTGGAGCAACAGCAACCGCTACGGTTAGTAGCACAGGCATTGTTAATGGTATTACTATCACTAGCGGTGGGTCAGGTTATACTACTAACCCTACTGTCACAATTGACTATTCGCCTAAAGACAACAGAGCAGAAGGCAAGTCCTGGGATAGCACAACCAAGGCTCTCCAAGTCATCAACAGAACAGGAACCTTCACTACTGATGAAGTAATTACTGGTCTAACTTCAGGTGCTAAGTGGAGTCCTGAGACATTTGATACTCTAAATAATACGAACAGCACCTACGATCAAAATAGACAGATCGAAGATGACGCTGACAATATTATAGATTGGACGGAAGGTAATCCGTTCGGTGAATATGGTAATCAGACAGGTAGCTTCTAATGTTAGGATCACATTTTTATAATCAAATTGTTCGCAAAAACATTATTGCGTTTGGTACGCTCTTCAATAATATTACAATGAAGAGCACTGATCCTACCTCAGGAGAAGTGTTAGAAGAACAGAAGGTTCCTCTCAATTATGGACCTAAGCAAAAGTTTCTTGTTCGTTTAGCGGAGAATGCTGGTTCGAGTAAAGTAGCAATTACATTACCACGTATTTATTTTGAATTAACAGGAATTGATTACGATCCTACTCGTAAGACATCACCAATTCAAAAATATAAAACGATCATTGATGGTAATGGCGATGAAGTCCGAGTTCAGTATGTTCCTGTTCCTTATAATCTAAGTTTTGAACTAGGAGTTATTGCTAAATCTCAGGATGATGCACTGCAAATTGTGGAACAAATTTTGCCATACTTCCAACCATCATTCTCAGTGACTCTCAACATGATTCCAGACATGAATGAGAAAAAAGATATTGCTATTATTCTTAATAATATTAGTGGAGAAGATGAGTGGGATGATAGTTTTCTGAATCGTAGATATATTGCTTATACTTTAAACTTCACCATGAAGTCATATCTATATGGTCCTTACAATACTGCAGATGTAATCAAGAAAGCAATTATTCATGAAACGCTTGGAGATCTTTCTGTTAATCGCAGAACGATTACAAGAACTTATACACCCAAAGCAAAAACAGATATCAATACAGATGGCGTCATTGATGTAAATGATGATGCACTTCTAGATGCTGGTGATGACTTTGGATTTAATGAAGGAATTACTTACTTATGAGCATGGAAGAAAACATGGAGGAAATCCTCAATATTGAAGTTGAACCTATTGAGGAAAGCACGCCTTCTAAACCAAAACCACCAGAGGTCGATAGAGACGACCGTGAGAAGGATTACCAATATACCAGGGGTGAGTTATACAGTCTCATAGACAAGGGTCAGGAGGCGGTCAATGGTGCTTTAGAGGTCGCTCAGGAGTCAGGGCACCCAAGAGCATATGAAGTCGCTGTAGCGGCAATGAAGCACGTCGCAGACATGACTGAGAAACTACAGGATCTTCATAAGAAGATGAAGGATCTTGACGAAGAAAAGAAAGGTCCATCCAAGGTCACTAACAACGCTATGTTTGTCGGTAGCACTGCTGAGCTACAGAAGATGCTGAAGCAGATGGGCGGTGGCAAACGATAAATAATAAAAAACACAGAGAAGATGGCATTAGCAAAAACAACCATTGCTGCCGATCAATGGACTAAAATTGGCAATAACGTAACTAGCATTACATTTCAAAATCTTGGAGATACTCCTATTCTGGTTGAATACACCTCTGCTGATAGTGCTCCTGCTAATATTATCGGAACTGTGTATGATCGTTATGAAGGAGAGATGAAGAAAGCTATAGCTGATCTAACTTTTGTATCTTCACCTGCCTATGTTTGGGCAAGATCAATTACCGCATCAACTACAGTAGTTTATGAAGGTGCTTGATTATGGGTCCGTTTGATGTAGATAAATGGTTCGTATGCCACGGACCAGAAGTAGTTCATTTCAATCATCTACCTGCTGGTTGTTTGATGATGACAGGACAACCAAACTGTGAAGAGTTTGATGATGAGGCATCTGGTTTAACAAGAGCAAAAGAACTTGGATATGTAGAATTAGAGGAGGAACTATGAGTTATCCCTTTTTAGGCATGATGGGATTGACTAATAAAGCATGGCATCATCAAAAGTATCCTGTTGTTTCTAGTGGTGGGTCTTCTTCTTTAGCACTTCTTGAATATTTAACAACTTCAAATACATCTTCATTTACTCTACTTTCAGTAGGATTAGTAGATTATGAAGTTGATTGGGGTGACGGAACTACAGAGTCACTGACTACAAACAACCCCACTCACACATATTCTAGTGCTGGGGAATATACTATTAAGGTAACTCCTGCAGAAGGATCTACCTATCGTCCATATTTTAATAATTCCGTATCAGACACCAGTATTGCGTCAGTTTCTGGTGCAGGAGGAAGTCAGTTAGGAACTAACTTATCAGATGCTTGGGAAGGTGCTTCCAATATGACATCTTTTCGTGGTAATATCGACACTTCTGGTGTAATTAATTTTGATAGATCTTGGCAGAATTGCTCTGGACTTACTTCATTCCCACAATTAAATGTTTCTAGTGGAACTAATTTTATTTATTCTTGGAGAGGTTGTACTGGACTTACATCATTCCCACTGTTGAATGTTTCAAGTGGAACTAATTTTGCTAGATCTTGGAATGATTGTTCTGGACTTACTTCATTCCCACAATTAGATACTTCAAGTGGAACTAATTTTAGTAGTACTTGGCGTGGTTGTTCTGGACTTATATCATTCCCACAATTAGATGTTTCGAGTGGAACTGATTTTAGTAATACTTGGCGTGATTGTTCTGGACTTACATCATTCCCACAATTAGATACTTCAAGTGGAACTAATTTTGGTCAAACTTGGCGAGGTTGTACTGGACTTACTTCATTCCCACTGTTGAATGTTTCAAGTGGATTTAATTTTTACAATGCTTGGTATGGTTGTTCTGGACTTACATCATTCCCACAATTAGATGTTTCGAGTGGAACTGATTTTAGGAATGCTTGGAATGGTTGTTCTGGACTTACTTCATTCCCAGCAAATGTGTTTGATACTACGGCAACATTATCATCAACTGCATTTAGAGATGCTTGGTTAAATTGTGCATTAACAGTACAATCTATTGAAAATATTTTAGTTTCATTAGATACTAATGGTCAAACAGGTATCACCCTAGGTATAAATGGTGGTACAAATGCTGGATATTCCACTTGGACTGCTGCCGCTCAAACAGCACTGACAAACCTTCAAGGTAAAGGTTGGACTATTACCTACAATTCATAAATAAGAATACACCCCAATGGCACAGTGGAACAAAGACGCTCAAGCATATAGAGCAAGAGAACGATGAACGTAGTAAAACTATTAGGTGAGGCAACTGTCCTCACAACTACTGGTAAGAATATTGACAACGGCACTAAAGTTCTTCTTCAGCACAACCATGCTGGTGGTAACGCTCACCTAGTTATACTCAAGAATGCTGGTGGCACCACTCTTGGTAGTGTTTATGTTGCTCCACATCGTCCTATTATGATTGATAAAGAACCCACAGATACTATAGAGACAGAGGCAACAGTTACTGACATCTATGCTACTTCTGTAGCACACATGGGTTAATATAAATAATCTCGTAAACCCTCGTCGGTTATCATGAGAGATTATAAAGAATTTAAAGAACTCTGTGAAGCAAAGCGTGGTCTCTACGCAAATATCCACGCTAAACGAAAGAGAGGAGAAGCACCTGC